AATAAATGCGAATCCGAAAAGAGTGCTCAATATCTCAGATTGTTCCTCCCTTGTTAACTTCTTAAGGAGCATTACTGACTCTTTATTTTCACGCTCGGTCAGTTGCGATTCTAATTTTCGACAATATGAGATAGTTTTCCAGAAGATTGCACCAGGATCGAGATTGCCTTTTTCACAACCTATATCCCACTGCATTTCAAGATTATTCGCGCTTAACTCCGCGTTCATTTTGTCGATTATTAAGTTTTTCATTGCGCCCATGTGGTTTAGTATTAAGTGAATTTATATCTATCGTTCTCTTCAATTATAGTTGTAGAGAAAGGAAATTGATCTTTTGGAACCTGTTTAATCATATCGGTCAAAACAACAGAAGAAGTAAAGACAACATGCATCTTCCCATTAATGGAGATCTGCAGATAAAGGCATTTTGTTGATCCCTTCTCCTTGAATGCAGGAACCTTTGAATCTTCAATCCTGAAATCATGAACAACTATTTCGAGATTGAGAATTTTTGCCATTTTGATCTTATCTCCCTCCATTCCTTTCACAGCATGTTGAATATTAAACTGACTGAACCGGTTCATGTAATAATTTCTTGATTAGGTTTTTACTATTGCAATGCGAAGCCCATCCTTTATAGGATGCTATTGATTGAGAACTTTTATTCTTTGCAACTGTACGGGCAAAACTCTTTTTAATGCTCTTACGAAGTAAGGTGTGAGTATGCCTAAACACATACCCAACAAAATCAATTCCTCTGTCGTCAACCGGGAATACCTGATAGTTTTCTTTTATGCTGAGCTTGAGATTATCGGTGAGATAAATCCTGATATCTGAAAGAAGCTGGTGTAAGGCTGGTTTGCTATTGGAAAGAATTACCATGTCATCAGCATAGCGGAGGTAATACTTCACGCGTTTTTCTTCCTTAATCCAATGGTCGAAGTAACTCAAGTAAAAATTAGCGAAATATTGACTCAAGTAGTTACCAATGGGCAAACCTTCCGCGCTGTCAATTATTCCATCGAGTAGCCACAAGAGATCCTGATCTTTAATCTTCTTTCTGAGGAGCCGTTTTAAAATTTCATGGTCTACATTGGGGTAGAATTTCTTAATGTCGAGCTTGAGACAATATTTAGTTCCGGAAATATCCTTTAGAGCAAGCTTTACTGCATTGGCTGCAGCATGTATGCCTCTCTTTTTGATGCAGCTGAATGTATCGGCAGTGAACATCGAGACAAACATTGGCTCAAGCACAGCCATGACTGCATGATGTACAATACGGTCCGGGTAGTATGGAAGTCTGAATATAACCCTTTCTTTAGGTTCAAAAATTGTGAAGGTTGTGTATTCTGAGGTTTTATATGTCTTATTGATCAGTGATATTTGGAGATTATGAATGTTCTTCTCATGGTTCTTATCATGATTAATAACTCCTGGCTGTTTCAACTTTCCTTTTCGAGCAATTGAATCAGCCAGCTGCAGGTTTTCAATACTGCAAATCTGTTGGTATATATTGTTTATTCTTTTCATGCCTTTGCCTTCAAAAGATCACCTTCCCTTTCAGTACCAGTGCTCTTTGTATTATTGTTATTTTTTGCCATGTGGGCAGGGTTTATGCTGCATTTATTGCATAGGTGCGAACTGACATTCGTATTCGAGTTATCGTAGTTGTAATTCGTATCATCGAAACTGAGACTGGACGAAGAAACTGACAGTTCTGGCAACATACAACCGGTGTTGATTAGTTTGGTTTCACATTCAGAAGCCAATGCTTCCACAGTTCAGGAAATGTTTCAAAAATGAACCTCGCCTTTTCTGAAGTATCTGTGCAAAGGCGCGAACCGACAATCGTATACGAGTAAGCGCAGTCGTAAAGCGCAGCATCGAAACCGAGACCGGACGAAGAAACCCAGGCCCAGGGATAATACTTTTTCTGATCAAAATCAGAATAATCAGGCTCCCAGCCGTCGTTGATGGCTTCGAATATCATTGATAAGAGAAAAACGGTGGTGAGAAAGCTAAATCTCTCCGGCAACATTGAAACATCAGGAAGTGTTTTAGGATCGAGCCCGCATTTCGCGTAAGCTGCTTCAATTGTTGTGATTGAACGAAAATCAAATTTTTTCCCCATTGTATTAGTATTTTGCAGTTATAAAATCCTCAAACAATTTAATAAAAGTGGTACCTGCATGTTCTGCAGATTCCTGATCTTTAAAGCAAAGGCGCGAACCGACAGTCGCATGCGAGAAAACGTAGTCGCAATCCGTACCACCGAAACCGAGACCGGACGAAGAAACCTTGAACCAAGGAAACCACTTTCTCTGCTCAGTATTGAAAGTATCAAAAGGCCAGTCCTGGTTATATGCCTTCGTGCAGATCTTCAGCCTCTCAAAAGAGATAGTGCTCGGATCAAATACACGGGGATCCCACTTCTTTTCGAACTCTTCTTCAGTAGTGCCGGCTGCAATGCATAAGTCTCTGTAGGTTTTGAAATCATCGAAGAACCTTTTCGTAAAGAATTCTTCTCCGTACTCATTTCTTAGTCGCTCCTGAAACCAGTCGGGTGACTGATTGTAAAGCTTTTTTGCTGTTTGTTCATCAATTTTCATAGTCGAATGTTTAGTTGTTTATATTTAATTAGTTGTTAAAGCCTTCTTGTTTCGATAATTCTCCATGCTTATCAGCCTACGTGCCGGGAGATGTGAAAAGCAAATTCCTTCGCGGTTCACATTTTGAAGATATATCTCACCCTTTTGGACGCGCACGGAGCATATAGGACAATGGAAGGATCTTCCGGAAGTCTGTAAAGTGTAGTTTTTTATAGAGAGTTGAGATTGCATATTATACAGCTATTGATTCGTATTCATGATCAAATACAGGTATGGTTGCTGAAATCAAAGCCCTGGCCATTCCAACGGGGACAGCATTACCAACCATTTTTATTATTTGCTTTTTTGAAAGCTTGAGTCCAGGTTTTTTAAAATATCCAACAGGAAATCCCATAATAGAAGCGAGTTCTTCATCGGTCAGAAATCGCATCTTGATATCAAAGTCAATTACCTCTGAATTAATTAAACCCTGAGTATTTGATAAGTTAAAATATGTGGTTATAAATTGATGCTTTTCACGAGTGGTTATTGCTGCAAGAGGGGATTCAATAGAGTGATTATTTGCTTCTGGTTTTCCGTTACTGTTATAAGTAGATGAAACAAAACGGGCTTTTGCAGTAACGATAGCATCACTGCCAAAAGTTGTTATTGTGGGGGCAGGTTTCTCAAGTGGTTGATTAGCGTAATCATTGGTTAAAGCCCTGGTGTAGAATTGAGCCTTTGCTGTAACCAGAGTTGTGCCATCGACAGTTTTTATAGTTGGGAATGGTTGATCGACATCCTGGCAGTGATGCTGCTCCCTTCCTGGCTCTGAACTATAATACTTTGACAGGAATTTTTTCTCAACGGTTATTAATTGCTTTGTCTGCCTTGTTAGTTGTGGTTTAAGCGGCTCATCGGGAAGATTATAACTCGATGTGTGACAGTGATCCTGTATAAATTGTGACTTTTCAATCTTAATGAGTGTTTGTGATTCATGTGTTCGGACAGTATTAAGAGGTTTGTCTACTGACTGACAATTATCCCCATTGCCGTAATATTGCATTATAAAATATACTTCCGGAGCAAACTTTTTAATCCCTCCTGCAATTCGTTTAAGCGTATTGCTACTTAACTGATGCCGCTTCCCTGGTTTTACTTTTTCATTAACAGATCTGCCAAAAATAGATTCTCCTTCAACAGATAAGTCTATATAATTCTTGCAGGGAACCCAAGTAGGCAATCCAAATATATTTTCCTTTTCAGCATGGGTTGTTCTCGGCCACGATAGTTTATATCCCGCTTTACAAAACATTCCGAAATATCGAACTCTTCGAGTGGGACAACCGAAATCAGCGGCATTAAGAAAACGTCTGTCGTAATGAACATATCCAAGATCCTTAATTGACTTTACCCATGCCAAATATTCAAGACCCTCTTTATCCTTAATCCTCTTTCCTTCCTTGGTAAGTTCTCCCCAGCGCACAAATTCAGGAACATTCTCAATCCAAAGCACATCGGGTTCACACCATTTTAAGTATCTCGTTAAGCAATGCCCAAGGGCAAAGGAGCCAATATTCTTTTCTTTGCCCCCTTTAGCTTTAGAATGATCCGTACATTCGAGCGATGCCCACATAACATCACACTTTGGCAATCGCTTTTCATCCAGAACCCAAAGATCCTCGCGGAAGTGAAGTGTCTCGGGATGATTAGCAGCATGAGTTTTGATTGCAATGTCATCATGGTTCACAGCGGCAACAACCTTTATACCTGGGACGGCATAAGCTCCGGTACTTGTTCCACCTCCTCCGGCAAACAGATCTATAAATGTTATTTCTCTCATCTTTTCATTTATACCCATTCAACATTTTATCAAACTCATCTGCATCAGCCTTGGCAGCTGGGCCAATCTTCTGCTGAGATACCGGATCCATTCCGAAGAGAGCGGCAATATCTTTGTAATTCTTCTGTGCCTGATTACGAATACCAACCCAGGGAGAGACCTGTTCATAGGAGCCAGTCTTTGTTGCAATAGTTATTGTTTTTCCTTCATCCTTTAATTTTCGACAAGCTTCCTCATATGTCGCAAATTCTTCGGCCATGATTGCTACCAACTGAACATTGGCATTATTGAGGAGCTTTTTATTAATCATCAGTTCACAGATATTCTTAAAATATTTCTTTCCTCCATTGCTTAACCAAACCTCTGGCTTTGGTACTTCTGAAATTTCATCGAACTTAATTCCTTCCTTACTCCTATCCTTCCTAATTGTACCTGAAAGCTCTTTAATGACTGCAGGAACTGTTGGACGACCCATTTTAGCCATTATACCCCCCCCCCTGACTTATGACATTGGCACTGATTTTCTGGGCTTACGGTCTTAGGGCTTTTTCCGCCAGAGATTTTCACCCCCCCGGTATCCTCAAAATTTATTTTGAACTGAAGCATATGCATATTTATTTTCTTGAGCGCGGCTTCATAGTATATCAAATCTATTTCACAACCGACGAACTCAGCAATATCAAAATCGATCGCTGCAATAGCTGAGTTGAACGAACCTCCATGTGTATCAATAACCTTATAGTTAGGTTTCGCGAACTCAGTTAACAACCATTTATATAAAGCAATCGGCTTTTCAGTTGGGTGTGTTTTTTCAATAACATTAGCACCACCAGTATTGGAATACCTAAACATCTTTGCGGGACAGTCAAAGGAAGTCCAGGCAAACTCCCATTGTGAAAAGTTCTTCCACGGCTGAAGTTTATCCCAGCATACAATACCGCGTGAAGGAGGAAGATTAAAGTAATTACCCCCAAATATTATTTGATTACATGATATCCGCATCAACTCATCAAAGTACTTCTTAGAAGGAGTTTCGTTATCCCATGCTATATTGGATTTATTAAGAAGCCTATTCTTTAACTTCCCAGATCCTTGATTCAATCTTCCTTTATTTAATCTCACTGCAGTAGATTCTGAAGGATATCCGTTCTGTTTGCGACTTAACGACTGACCCATTTGCATGTTGGGTGCATTAATTCCATAAGGAGGATCTACAATGGCTAAATCAAAATATTTATCCGGATATTCTGCCATTTTAACATTGCAGTCTATGTTATATAAACTAATCATCTCATTTAAATTAGAAACTGCTTATAGAGATCAATGAATTGATTTGCGGCATATCTTGCTTTCTCTTCAGATTCAAAGCAAAGGCGCGAACCGACAGTCGCATCCGAGTCATCGCAGCTGTAAAGCGCATCATCGAAACCGAGACCGGACGAAGAAACTTTAAACCAAGGAAACCACTTGCGTTGATTAGTATCATTCCAGTCGGGAGTCCATCCCTGGTTAATAGCTTTAACTATGATTTTAAGTTTCTTATAGGCTGTTTCATCACATGAATCTTTATTTATTGCCATAGAGATAGCAAGCTCATCACATGCATCCTCGAAAGTTTTTATATCCCTGAAGTTCCTTTTAAGAAAGCATTCTTTTCCGAAAGTCTCTTCAAGAATTTCTTTGAACCAATCCTGAGCCTCAGGATAAAGCCTCTTTGCTGTTTCTTTTTTGATTCTTAATTCCATGATGTAATTGTAAAAGGTTTGTAATAGTTCTTGTTATGCATGGTACTATTGAGGCAAGCATGAAAGCAGCCTACCCCAATTAATCTACTCAACTAAATACCAGTCTTCTGCAAGCATATCAGTTTGAGAAGCGAGCCAGCCAACATTTACAGTTTTTTGTGCTGTGAACATGTCAATGTGTGAAAGGAAATGAACAACTCCTGTATCGTCTTCTGTAGGTTGGAAAGCAGCTTCGTTTCTTAGAAATTCCTTATCAACTAAAGTACCTTTGACTAAATAAAGAAACATTCCTTTGCCATTCCATCCTTG